TACAGTCCATTTGCCTGCCGCAGGATCCCAAGTAACATAACAACCACTTTCATTGGCGAGGGTGTTGATGTTTTCTAAAACATTTTTGCTTGTATCTACTAAACCATTAATTCTAAATTTTGTGTTACTTGCCATCTCTTAATCCTTAACTCTTATATTGGTATACTGAACCAACGTTTGTATATGTTATACCGCTTCCGCTATCATAATATGAAGTTCCAGGATCACCAACAATTAAAGTTTGATTTGGTTGTTCTCTTACGTCATCTACAATAGCAAGACATCCTGCATCTGCCCATTTTGCACTTGAATTTGTTGCTGTTGAACTGTTTATTGTTTTTACAAGATTAAAATAATTTCTGTCATATATGTATACAGCATTGCCTTTATCACCTATAGCAACATATTGATCGCTAACTGCAATTGAATCACCGCTGTTACCTAAACTTCCTAACGTTGTTACTGTTGTCCCTGTAGATACATCAATAACTGTTCCGTCAGATTTGTATAGATAGTTTTCATATAAAACTGCTCTGCCAGCACTGATTGAAATAGTTCTTTGCAATGTTGCTGTAGGCATATCATAAACAAACATTTGCCCACTACCACCTATTACAATCCAGTCTTCACTTATGTAAGTAAATCCAATTGAACTACCTGGCGTGATTGTATGCTTTAGATCTAAACGTGTTTGACTATGATTTACTTCCCAAATTTTTGCTGTAGTGTTTGCGCCTGATGGATTAAGAGTTCCGCCAACAAATCCTCCGTTTACATCATAGTTGTCATTTGAGGACCAACCTGACATATTAGCGTAATTGTCAGTGCTACTATCACTGAAACTAAATGCACCACCACTTAATTCACCATCGCCTCCATCTATCCTATAAATTTTTAATTGTCCGCTTACAAATCCACCCCAGTATTTTGACATAAATGCTTTTGAATGTCCATGGGATGGTTGAACAACAGGTGACATACTGAATTGATTTATTGTGCCAATTTGTCCTGAATATAACGGTTCTGCTTCAAACAAAACTGTTGCACCTCCGTAATTGGTATAACCTGATCCAGCAATAAATACACTCCAACCAGGTGCATTTGGTGAGGTATTAATTCTGTTGTCTTCTTCATTTGAATGTGCCGCAATTGGTGATCCAAATGAGTTATTAGTACTGAATGCACCTGCCTGTGGATTTACATAGGTTGTTATATTACTAAATGAACCGTATCTTTGAGCAGAAGTTGTCATTGAGGTTTGTGATGACATTGTGGCACTTGCATCTACTATTTTAGTTGCTGTAACATCAACAAATGTTCTTGCAAGAATAGCAAGTTCATATATTACGTCATTAACACTTAAAACCACAATTGGATTAGCAGTTGCATCATGTGTTAGTGAACTAAATGTATTACAAGTAACAGAAGAAACGCCTTGTAGATTTGCTATTGCCTTAAAGTTACCCACTTCCCATTCTTTGGTTCTGCGTGAGCCTGCTTGTGTGTATGCTATTGTGCATTGATAGAAGAAACTACCTTGTGTGTCACCTGTTAATGTAATTTCTGCATTTCTTGCAAAATTCCAATCTCCTACACTGTCAATGCCACTTACTGTGTAAACACCGCTGGATTCTGATATGACAACACCTGATGGAGTTGTTCCTTGAAATCTTACTGTTGCACCTGACAATGAACTTACATCTATACTAAACGTAACCAATGCTAATGTTGGTTGAATTATTTCTACAATATCAATCGTGCGTTGAATTGTAAAAGTAGTTTGTGAGATATCTTGATCCGTTAAATCTACAGCAGTAGGAAAACTAAAGATTACATCACTACCACGAACGTCAGTGTAATTTATTACTCCATCACTGTAACTATTAAGTTCTACTAATGTGCTCATTGTATATCAATCTCCGCACTTGAAATGCCTGCACCGTAACGATTGTTTTGCAAATAGTCATTTAGAACATCACCTGGTTTAGTTAAATTATTGCTTAACTTAAATTTAATTTCTTTGCCAGTTGTGGTTAATTTTTGTTTTTTGTTGTATGTAAATTTAATTAGACAGAATACTAATTTATCTAAAGTGTGTTGTGAGGTCCAGTTAGGAAATATATCATATGCATTTTGTGTATTTCCTACGCCGCTTTCTGTTGTAAATGCGGTAGGTGATGTGCTACCATCGTTGAAAGGATATACTTTGATTAATCCATTCCAAACATCGCTTGAATTTTCATCGTCATCATAAATGTTTTTTACTGTTACACCGTCACTATCAAATCCTATTCTAAAATTGTCAATATACATTTCTTCAAACCCTATAACGCTTGGTGTTCCATCAATTAGGTTGCCTGTCTTTTCACACAGCACAACTGCTAACCACATATTCTTGTTACCTGGTTCTAAATGTGCATCAATAACTTTACCATTAACAAATGCACTACCATACAGCACTGGCACTGAATGCTGTGTGTCTGGATCAAGTGTAACCTGTGTGCCTTTGTCTTGTATGCCATCATTGCCCTTGTTGGCGCTCTTTATTACACGATTAAGAGCATAACCTAAAAGAGCAGTTCTTGCTAAACTGCCGCCAATAGAATCACCGCCTAAAAATCCAATTGCTTTTTTACCAAACCCAACTATATTATCTATAAAACTCATTATGGTGCTCCAAAATCAAACTTTGTACCTTTAACAATAGCAACTCTATTCATGCCATCATCACTTGGAAAAAATTTCTTTTCACTTTCTTGATTTGTTTTTCTGCCTGATATCTTTTGTTGCAAGACACTAAAATTACTTGCACATTCTAACAGTATAATATTTTGACTTGTTCTTTCTTCTACATTATATTCTTCTTGAATTGAAAAGTTGTTTATCTTGCCAAAAAAGTAACCCTGTGTAGAAAGCGGTGTTCCACTTGCTGTGTAAAATTTACGATATACTTTAACACTACTGCCTTTTAGTTTACTGTATAATATTTCATCAATTGAACCTGATGGCACGCCTGTAAAACCAATTGTAATTGTATCTGTGCTTGGACGCAGTTCACTTGTTGTTTGTGTGATGCTTAAGAATTCACCTAAAGGAGTATAAGTTTCGCCGTTGATAGTTTCTGCACTGTCCGCATCAGAGAATGTAAGCAATTGAGTTGTATAGGATCCACCTGATGTTGTTCTATACTCATCAACATATACTCTTACAAACAGATGCGTTTTTACTACATCATAACTATCTAAATTTGCCATTCTTTAAACCTCTACAAAAACAAATGGACCGTTCCATCTAACCTGTTGATTACCAAATACCTCCCACTGTGGAAATTCTATACACAATACAGTATAACCTTCATCAGTGCCTGGATTTACATTGCTGTAATACCATGGATGTGTTGCATATGGTATTGAAATTGAATCTGTTGTGTGTCTGTCTAATGCTTCCATTGCTTCAATACTTGCACGTTCGTCTGCCCATTTAGGACCATCAGGTAGTGTCACTGTAAAAATCTTTTTAGGAGTGCCACGACTAACTGCTTTAACAGTACCATCACGTGCTTGTGTTGATGCTACATTGTCTAATCTGTTTATTGATAAACTTGTTGCGTTATTGAATGCGTATTGAAAACTCATCTATCTACCTCCTACTTGGGACTTTACGTCCGCCTTGTTGTGCTACTGCATGAATAAACTGTGGATCTCTTGCAACCAACTGTTTGAAACTTGAAGCATCAACTGCATTAATATTATATGTGACATTGCCACCTGTAAATGGTGTTACTTGTGCAGGTCCACTTACAAGTTCTGGTCCACGCTCTCCCACAACGCCAAATGATCCTGCAGGTATCATTCCACCATTTGCAAAAAATCCTGCAAATAGATTACCAAATGAACTGCCGCCTCCTAATGAACCAAATGCACCAAATGTTTTAGCAATCAATTGCTGTATCTGTGAACGAAGCATTGTTTCAAGTATGTCATTAACAAGACTTCTAAATTCAAATTTACCTGTTTTAACAAAGCCTACAATAGTATCTTCAAGTCCTTGTGTAACTTTATTAAAGATTTTTTCCGCTTGTTTAGCGGCATTGGTTGCATCGTCTGCAAATTGTTCAAATGCATTTTTCCAACCATATGCGAACGAACGTTGAATTTCTCTTTGACGTTCTGCTTGTTCTTTAATTTTTTCAAACGCTTGAACTGCAAATACTTCCAAACGTTGCATTTCTTTAATGTATTCGTCGTTGGTAATTAAATTGTTCTTCCAAGCACGTTTTAGATTGTTAATAGACCCAATTAATTTGTCATCAATCTGTCTTTTGATACCTTCAATTTCACGTTGGAAAGGTGACAATGACAAATCATTAACCGCATTTTTACTATCTCTTATTAAATCGTTTAAACTGTCTTGTAGACTAATTTGATTGTTTAAGAATAATTCATCACGCTCTTTTTCTCTGTTGATTTGTTCGCGTAATTCTAATTCTGCTTTT